GCGGCTCCAACGGCATCTAATACAGGTATTAGTTTTGTAGCTGTATCTGAGGTTACTCCCAACGTACCTTGTATCTTAGCAAAACTTCTAACTAACTCGTCCGTTACTTTTGCTTGACCACCAAGATTTGCTAAAATATCTTTTTGTATTGTAGCTATTTCTTCTTCACTTACACCAAGTAATTTAGATTCTAAAGCAAGTTGTTTTTGTTGACGAGCTAACTTGAATGAAGTAGCAAGAGTTACACCTAATTCTTTTCTAGTGTCAATTATACTTTTACCAAACTCAACAAATTGTGTAACTACTAAAGCACCAGCTGCGGCTAAACCTAATGGTAAACCAACTAGATTCTTAATTTCATCAAATCCACCTGTTAGTAGCTGTGATAGTTCGGCTGATTTTTTTGTTTGTTCTGAAAATTTAGAAATATCTTCTACTATCTCATCTAGATTTACATCCCCTAATCCGTCTAAGGTTTTTAGGTATTCTTTTAAATCATCTAAACTCTGTGTACCGATACTTTTTTGTAGTTCACCTACTGATTTTATACCCTCTTCTTCATTTATAATCTTTTTACGTATAGCCGCATCTTCTAATTTGATAGATGCAATCGTACCAAGTGCTTTTCTTTTCTTATCAGAGTCAGTTTGTGCGTTAATTACTTCTTGAATTACACCTAGAGCTCCTCTTGAAGCATCCGCTGTCAGACCAGCTGTTTGTAGATTTTTAATTCTAGCATCATCTAAGTCTTCAAGAAGTTGTTTTTCAAAATTTAAAGATTGTCGTTCTAAATCATCTAATTCTTTTCTTCTTGATAATAATTTTTCTTGGGCTATAATCTTTTTATCGAGTCGTTTTAATACCTCGGCATCAGCTTTATTAGCCTCTTTTTGTAACTCAAGACTTTTTATCTGTAATTCTATCTCTCTTTGGGATTTAGCCATTTATTAGATTCCGTAGATTCTTTGTATTTTTTCTCTTTGTTCAGGTGACATTTTTTCTAAAGCTTTCTCAAGACTCTTTAAAATCTTTTGTTGTGAAGCTTTCATCTCATCTGAAGCTTTTTTCAGTTCTGGATTTTTTTTAAGAATTTTATCTATTTGTGATTTACTAGCTACTCTTGGTTTTTTGTTAGATACCGCCTTACCTATTGCAGCACCAGTGAACAAAGCCGCTAGATTAGATATTATACTTTCGTTTATTTTAGACATCTACTTCTCCGATTATATTAAGGTATAACTCAATAATAAATATCTATTATAATTATTTTACACTTCTTGTGAACTTGTTCATTTGTTTTTGCATCTCCTCTGATTCTTTCTTATAAAAGGTTGTTAGTCTTTTTAAATAGAATGTACGAAGATACACTGGTAGGTTATATACCTCACCAAAAGTGAAACCGCCCTTAGAATTAAGGATTATTTGAAATATTTGTTCGTGTATTTCTCTTTTATACTCAGGTGGAAGGCCAAAAAAATCGAACGGTGATTGGTATCACCACTTCTGTCTCCTCTCCATCGACCATTATTTTAGTAGTCATATCGACATCAGGTGTTATCGATAACATATGTTTTCTAAACTCAAGTGAATCTATAGATAAAAACTCGTTATCAACAAAATTATTGATTGTTTGTCTATCTGATTTACCATCTACTGAAGTAATTATATTTTTAAGTCTTGTTGTTAACTCACCAGTTTGTTCTTTTGATAACTTTTGACGAGCTTTAACTTCAGCGTCAATATTCTTTTCATCTTTACCAGTTAGTAACTTGAACTTAATTACCCTTTCTGATTTAGGTAATTTATATTCAAACTCGTTTACACCACGAGGGTATTTATTTAAATTTATTTTTACTGGTTCAAGTGTTGTTAAATCTACGTTTTTTGGTTCACCATCATATGTAATCTCATAATCTTTACCATAACCGAGGATACGAGCGGCTACCATAATAGCGTTTTTATCACCAATTAGTAAATCATCTACTTTTATATCTTTATTTACTATTAAAGAATTAAGTAGAACGTCTATTACCGTCCCTTGTTTAATTAGATTTTGTGAAGTTAAGATATCTTCCTCTTTGGCCGTCATATACTTTATCTCTATTTTACCACGAGATAAAGGACTATCTTCTGCGTAGAAGTGTCCTTGTGACGGCAAATCCACTAACTCGGTAGGGAATTTGTAATCTGCCATAAATTGACTCCTATTGAATTAAATTAATAACCAATTATAACTATAACCTTTTTTCTTGATAACTTATTATTTTTTACCAGGTACTAATTTCTCTTTGATTGGTCTGAGAACAGCATCGAATAAAATATCATCATACTTTGTTGGGGTAAGTTTAACAATTTTTTCTAATGCATAGAAAACTACTAAAACGTATTCCCAATTTGCTACTAACCATTCACTCATTATTCTCTCCTTAGAATTGTAAGATTGCGTAATCGTATTTAAGTGTTAAAGTGATATCAGCTGGGTCACTTGTAGCGTAATCCAAATCACCAAAATTTGCTTGTTCAATATATGTACCTTTTAATGTCCACTCCTCAACCACATCACCTACTGGTCCTAACATATTGAAAGTAACATCTTTCTTATAAAAATCTGAGTATCCGTCACGACCTGTTACGGATTCGTGAGATAAACGAATCCACTCTAAAACAGATTGAGCTCCACTCGGGACGATTGGGTCATATAGTGTGATATCGATAGGTTGCCAAGCGGCTTTTCCTTTAATATACCTTTTTACATTAATATGGTCTAAGACTATTTCTTCAAACTGAAGTTGTGGTCTATTACCAGCTTTCACTAAATACGCTGGTATTCCCTCAATGTAAAATATAAACCGATTTTTTGTTTTCGGTTCAAACGGTGTAAACATTATTTCTGAAGGGTCTAAAGTAGCCATTCTTTTATCTCCTGTAAACAATTCTTTTATACTTCAATAATAAATATCATTTAAAGAAATTTTCGATAAAAAACAAAAAACCCCCACCGAAGTGAGGGTTTTTCTTACATATTACATTGTTTTATAAGTTAAACTTATTCAGGAAATGTTGCCCCTGTTGGTTGAACAACAAAGTCTAATACTATAAACTCTGCAGTTCTAGTAGGTTGAATAAAGATTTGACCTACTAACTGATTTCTATCAACAACATCAGGTGTGTTGTTAGTGTCGTCCATCACAACTCTAAACGCACTCAATCCACTATTAGATTGAACTTGTTCTAAGTAAGGGTTAACGATATTTAAGAAACGATTTCTAAGTGCTTGATTGTTTTGTTCAAATACTAAGAATCTTGAAGATGATGCAATGAACTTTCTCAAGTTAATTAATAATCTTCTTACGTTAATCCTATCTAACGCTGATGGTTTAGATTGTAGTGTTTTCTGTCCGAATACTACTACACCTTGACCTGGGAAACTAGCTATTGGATTGATTCTTGCTTCGTAAAGTTCATCACGTTCTGCATGAGTCAATCTTGTTTTAGCTTCAGTTACACTTGTCAATCCACCACGATTTAGACCTGCTGGAGCAAACCATTCATGAGCTACAGCATCAGTATTAGCAATAACTCCTGCTATCACAACCGATGGTGGAACCCAAATTGGTCTTGAGGTATCTCTGTCTTCCATTTTAACCCATGGATAATAAGTTCCAACATAGTTACTATCTAATGTTTTAACTGTATTAACAACGGTTTGGATTGAATCATTATACCCAGTAGCGTCCATGATATAAAAAGCATCAGCTCTAGCTTCAACTTTAGATATAGCGTGATTTGTTACTGTAGAGTGTAATCCATGAATAACACCAGGTGTTACTAATAGATTGATATCGAACTCATCAGGATTACTTATAGAGTTGATAGCTCTCTTGTAAACAATAGAACCACTAGTTGTTGTACTACTCAAGTTAAATCCTTGAGTATTATTAGCGACTATATTAGCACCTGTCTTATACTCTCTAGCTGGGTTCTGACCATCAAATCCAAATTGAAATGGAACTATGAACTTTCTTTGACCGATAGCTGATAAAGATAGTGTTACTTTTTCATTAGCAGCTGAGAATGTTGACCCCAACTGACTAGCATCATCGTTACCATTTTGGTCTTCAAGTGACATGGTAACGTTATTACCATTACCAGTACCTACTGGAATAGGTGATAAGTATTGTATATTATCATCTTTTATATGGTCGTCAATTAAGTTTATACCAAAAGCTACACTTGAATCGAATGTACCGTTTGTATCTGTTTGGTCTTCTTTTAATTGAACAGCTGGAACTGTAGTACCACCTGGAATTGGGTTTCTTAATTTATCGTGTCCCATTGGTACTACGTTCTTTGGATACTTAAATACACCATCGGTTACCATATCAGCAAAATCACCAACACGAATGTATTTACTTACAGGTGGATAGTCACCATATGTTGTTAACTTACCATTAGAATCAATTTCTGTCCATCTATCACCAATTCTCTTAGCAAAAAAGTTAGGTGATAATGGGTCTAATGTTAAATTATCATATTGTTCTAATACTATCTCGTCACCGTGTTTGATAACTTGAAGTGCAAAAGTACCAAAATCAGAACCAGCTATATCAGTATCTGGTTTGATGTCTAATATTTTTGTTTTGTAAGTTGTGTTAACGTCAGTTCCTTGAGAACGAGTGTAAATCGTAAATAATGAGTATCTTGTACCATTTATAAGTTGTGATTGTATTGTTGGTGATTGACCAAACATAAAATCTTTGTTACCTGTAAATGATGAAGCGTTACCTAAACTATCAAATGATGTTGTACCTTTGAAGTTTAATTGGTCATTACCACCATTACCTACTACTACAGACGCGGTAGCTGTATTTGCTATTGTTGAAGCTTTTTGTTTAAACACCTTGTAAACATAAACAGACGATGTATTGTTACCAGACTTCGTAGATTGTGGGTCTGAGGATATCACTTTATCAATGAAATTAGCACTACCAGTATCGAATGATAATGTATATGTTTCATCTATACCACTAGCACTACTACTCACGTTAAGTGTAAAAGTTCCATGACTACCACCACTAGCAATAGAACTCTCACTTAAATCTGCATCAGCTGCGGTACCTAATGAGGGTGCTAAAATAGCTATTGATGAGGTAGAGCTGGAAGTTGGACTAGAGGTCAGTCTAAGTGTATCTGC